AAAATCAATTTTTATTTTACACTTTTGAATTTTGGAATTTGATGATTTCCCCTTATAACATCGAATCATATGCCGTTTTCTTCCCATGACAATTTCTACACAATGCTGTTAAATTGTCCACATGATTTGTACCACCATTCTGCAATTCAATGATATGATCAACTTCAAAACTAGCATCTAATTGGTTGGAACAGTGAGCACATGCCCATTTTTGCTGAGATGCTACAAATTTTTTCTTTGTTTCACTAACACATCTTTTGGTTCTTTTTTTTCCAGATTCCATTATACGATTAATTTGTTGTTGTTCATTATTAGAGCCATTTGTTCCAGGCACAAATGGTGTTTGATTAGTAAAATCAATAAAGGGTGAAAACATATCTAAAGAAGATTGTCCACTAGGCATATGTTTTATAATATTAGTAGCTTGTTGAACTATAGAATGAGATTCCGTTGGATTTTTTTTTAAATATAAATAAATACTTAAACCAGCAAAAGCAAAACCAATCATTTTAAAATATTTTTGCCATGATTGTAATATTTTAATATAATTTCCATCATAATAAGTATTTGCTATAAAAAAACCACTAACTGCTAAAATTAATATTTCTAGTTTCATATAATATTTATAAAGTTTATATTTTACAAATATTATTGCAATTTAAAATTTGCGAGAGGATCTACGAGAGGATTTGCGAGAGGATTTGCGAGAGGATTTGCGAGAGGATTTATGAGAGGCTTTATGAGAGGATTTATGAGAGGATTTATGTTTAGATTTGGTTGTTGAAAGAGTAATATTTTTTAAATTAAAAATAGGCAATTTTAATTTACTATCATAATTAAGAATTTTATTTAATTGTTTAATGGCATCACATAATTTATTAATATTTATTTTCTCTCCACCATTAGAAAAAATATGTTCAACTAGTACTGATCGAACACGATTTAAATAAATTTTTTTAACATCATCTTTTAATTCAATATTTTTTAATTCTATTTCATAAAAATTGTAATAAGTGGTCATAACTCCAAATATATCACTATTGAATAAATAACATTCCATAAAATATTTATCAATTTCAAAAACCATAGATGGTGTAGTATATTTAATTAAAATATCTGTTATATAATTTGATAAATAATACAAATAATATCCATATTCAATTAAATTTTCTCTCTTCACTTCTGATAAAAATGTTTCTTCACTAATACTTGGAGAGAAAAGTTTGTTAAATAAAATAACATTGGTATCATAATATCCATAATATTTGGCTAATTTAATTAAATATTCATTAATGACATAATTTCTAACATTCATTCTATTAAATAAAATAATACCATCTTTAACGCGTTGTAAAAAAATATCATAATTTAATTTAAATTCATCAGATAAAAGCATAGAGGAAAATGGTGTATTAAATTGTAAGGGTCTATTCATCGTTTCTTTTGGAATTTTATTATTCTTTACTACTCCTGCTAATCCCCAATCAATAATTCGTGTATTCATACCTTTATCAATAAGTATATTTCTACTTTTTAAATCATTATGAATAACATCAGCTTTATTCATAGGATGAATACCAAATTTAATTAATTTAATAATTAAATCATTTAATAAAAACATTTTCTCTCTAGTAATTTTATTATCAACTATTAACCAATCTTGTAAATCAATACCTGCATATGGCATATTTAAAATAGTTAATCTATCTAATCTACTATTAACATTTTTTTCATTAATATTATATCGGGTTAAGGCATAACACTTATTATCAAAATTATTCATATCATCCTCAGTTAATTTATCAGGTTTACATAATTCCATATTTAATAAATAATAATTTTGATGATTTTTAATTTTGTCTAATTTCACTTTAATTTTATCTATTTCATCAATTTCTTGATTACCATGTTGTTCAATAGACATTTTACTAACACCTTCTACCCTTTCTTTTTTATTTTTACATTTTAATGCAGGTTTGAATATACAACCAAAACCACCGGATGCTAATGCTTCGCCTCCAGATTTATTTCTTCTATTATTTTTATTATTTTCAGTTGTCATTTTAGTATTATTATTATATTGTAGAGAGAATTAATTATTTTTTATATAAATAATATCCACCTAATAATAAACTAATAATAATTCCACTAAAAATTAATTTTTTTCTATATTTAATTTGTTCTCTTAATCTAATTTCTTTGGGTTTATATAATTCATAATATTCATCTAATGCTTCTGTATATGTTTTTTCATCCTTTCCAATTTGAATATTAATTTTATTGTGAATAAAATGAATCCATTTTAAAAAAGCATCTTTTCCTTCTAAATAGGGAGCTACAGGATATTTATCTAATAACTCACTAAATTTATTTCCTATTTTAGGATGAGGAATAAACAAAGGAAGATTTGTTATAAAATCATAATATTTTTTTTGTGTAGTTTCATTGGCTTTTAATGGATAAGATACCGCCATTGTTGTTAAAAAAAACCAAAAATGTGGACCCCATACATTTGGATCAAATAATTTATCTGTCATTAAATAGAAACAATATAAAAAGATAGGTAAATAAACATATAGCATATGAGTAAATCATTTAATTTTTGTAATAATTGTGGAAAGAATGGTCATGTATTTCATTCATGTAAACATCCAATTACAAGTATAGGTATAATTGTTTTTAGATTATATGAAAATAAACTACAATATTTAATGATAAAGCGTAAACATAGTTTAGGTTTTGTGGAATTTATGAGAGGTAAATATCCATTATATAATTATAAATATATAGTAAATATTTTTAATGAGATGTCAAATGATGAAAAAAAGAAAATAAAAAATTCAACCTTCAGTGAATTATGGAATTATTTATGGGGAGAACAAATAGGAATACAATATCGTGGAGAAGAAAAAGTATCCAAAGAAAAGTTTGAAGCTATGAAAGAAGGTATAGAAGCGAAAAAATCATATAATTTAGAACAAATAATAGAAACTTGTAATAACGATTGGAATGACACCGAATGGGGGTTTCCCAAAGGAAGAAGAAATTTTCAAGAAAAAGATTTAAATTGTGCTTTAAGAGAATTTGAAGAAGAAACAGGATATTTAAAATCAAATATAAAATTGGTTCAAAATATAATTCCTTATGAAGAAATATTTACGGGCTCCAATATGAAATCTTATAAGCATAAATATTTTATAGGACATATTGATTCATCAATTAATAAAACAAATGATTTTCAGGAGACAGAAGTGAGTGAGATAAAATGGTGTAATTATGATGAATGTATACAAAAAATAAGACCTTATAATTTAGAAAAAATATCTATTTTAGATAAATTGAATAAAGTTTTACAACAATATAGATTATATTAATAATATATAAGTATTATGGAAAAATTAAAGAAGAAAACAACAAAGACGAAATTAAAATTGAAAAAAGAGTTTCCATCTTTAACTGAAGAAAATATTGAAACTGTTTTTCAAGAAAATTTTGATAAAATTGATTTAGATGACATTAATTACAATACTTTTTTAAATAAAAAGGAAATATTAAATAGAAATTTTATAACAGAACATGAGAATGATTTTGATAATTTATATCCGTCTTTAGATGATCCGCAATTTAACATAAAAATTACACAAAAAAAGGAGTTTAATGATACAAAATATGACGGAAATATCTATGATATAGAAGAACAAGCAACAAAATTATGTGAAGCTAATTTTGAATTATTTCCTCATCAATTATTTGTCCGCAATTTTTTAAGTTTTCAAACACCTTATAATAGTTTATTATTATATCATGGTTTAGGAACAGGAAAAACATGTAGTGCAATAACTGTTTCTGAAGAAATGAGAACCTATTTAAAACAATTAGGTATTTCACAAAGAATTATTATTGTCGCATCGCCCAATGTTCAAGAAAATTTTAGATTACAATTATTTGATGTAAGAAAATTACAATTAATAGATGGACTATGGAATTTAAGAGCTTGTACTGGAAATAAATATTTAAAGGAAATTAATCCCATGAATATGAAAGGATTACCAAAAGATAAGGTTATACGACAAATTAATAAAATAATAAATAATAGTTATTTATTTTTAGGATATATTGAATTTGCAAATTATATATTAAAAAAATCCCAAGTAGATGAAGAAACTCCCGCAAAAAAAAAATCAGAAATGATAAGGAAATTGAAAAAAAATTTTAATAATAGATTAATTATTATAGATGAGGTTCATAATATTCGCATTAGTGACGAGAAAAAGGATAAACGTGTAGCAAATGAATTATTAAAATTAGTAAAATATGTAGATAATTTAAGATTATTATTTCTCTCTGCCACTCCAATGTACAATAGTTATAAAGAAATTATATGGTTGACAAATATTATGAATATAAATGATGGTCGTTCTACGATAGATATAAAAGATATATTTGATAAAAATGGTAATTTATTAATTAGTGAAGATGGAACAAATGTAGGTGAAGAATTATTAAAAAGAAAATTAACAGGATATGTTTCTTTTGTAAGAGGTGAAAATCCATATACATTTCCATATAGAATATTTCCTTCCTTATTTTCAATTTCCAATACTTTTAAAGAATTAACTTATCCAAGAAAACAATTAAATGGTAAATCCATTATACAACCTTTAGAACATTTAGATGTATATGTTAATTTATGTGGTTCAGTTCAAGAATTGGGTTATAATTATATTATGAATGAAACGAAAGATAAAAATGAAAATGAAAAGGACGGATTACAAAAATTTGAGAATATGGATTCATTTCGTTATACAATTTTACAAAAGCCTCTCCAAGCATTAAATATTGTTTATCCTAATAAATTATTACAAGAAGGGAAAACTAATTTTGATTCTAAAATTTTAATAGGAAAAGAGGGATTAAAAAGAACGATGAATTTTTCGGCAAATAATAAATCTACTTATAGTAATTTTGAATATAAACATAAAGAATTTGGTAATATTTTTTCTCCTGATAAAATCGGTATGTATAGTTCTAAAATCAAAAGTATTGTAGATAATGTTGTTAATTCTGAAGGTATTACTTTAATTTACAGTCAATTTATAGATGGTGGTGTTGTTCCTATGGCTTTAGCTTTAGAATCTATTGGAATTACTAGGTTTGGACAAAAAACATCTAATTTATTTAAAACAGCTCCACATGCTCCAATAGATTATAATACTTTTTTATCTCGTGATGAAATGGAAAATCCCGACGATTTTAAATCTGCTACCTATACTATGATTACAGGGGATAAATCTTTATCTCCTGATAAAATATTTGATTTAAAAAATTTAACTGATGAAGATAATAAGAATGGAGAAAAAATTAAGATAGTTCTCATTTCCATGACTGGTTCTGAAGGATTAGATTTTAAAAATCTTCGTCAAGTTCATATTTTAGAACCATGGTATAATTTAAGTTTAATTGAACAAATTATAGGAAGAGCTGTGAGAAATTGTAGTCATAAAGCTCTTGAGTTTAAAAAAAGAAATGTGGAAATATTTTTATATGGTACTTTGATGAATAATATTGAAGAAGAAGCTGTAGATTTATATATTTATAGATTAGCTGAATTAAAAGCTGTTCAAATAGGTAGAGTAAGTAGAATTTTAAAAGAATCATCTGTTGATTGTATATTGAATATTGACCAAACTCTTTTTACGGAACAAAATATGAATACAACTATAAAATTACAATTATCTAATAAAATGGAAATAGATTTTCCGATAGGTGATAAATCTAACACAGTTTCATGTGATTATATGGATACATGTAATTTTAAATGTAAGCCTTTTAAACAAATAACAGAAACAGATATTAAATTAGATACTTATGACGAAACATTTATTCTTATTAATACTGATAAAATAATCCAAAGAATTAAAGATATTTTTAAACATAAATTTTTCTATAAAAAAGATAAATTAATTAGTGAAATAAATGTAGTAAAAAATTATCCTTTAATTGAAATAAATTATGCATTAACAAGTTTAATAAATGATAAAAATGAATATTTGATTGATAAATATAATAGAATTGGATATTTAGTCAATATAGAAGAATATTATTTATTTCAACCCATAGAATTAAACAATAAAAATATTAGTGTATTTGATAGAAGAAATCCGATTGATTATAAAAATAAAAAGGTTAACATACCCATTCAATTAGAAAAACCGGAAATAAAAATAAAAGAAAATTCATTAAAAAAAGTAAATGAAACTATTATTACAGATATATTGAATAATATAAAAAAACAATATAATGCTGCAAATAGTGATATTACTATAATAAATAAAGGTACTAAGGAAGATTGGTATTTATATTTAGCTGTATTAAAAAACACAAATTATTTACAAAAAATCGGTATAAATAATAATGATTATGATGAATTTTTAATAGCACATATCTTAGAGTATTTAACATATACTGAAAGTATTGAACTATTAAATTATATATATTTTCATACTTCATTAAATGAATTAGAAATGAAAATAAAAGAGTATTATGATTCTTGTTTATTACAAAATAAAGGAATTACTGGCATTATTGTACCTCGTGATAATAAACAAGTTTTATTAATAAAAGGAGAAGACAAATGGCATAATGGTTTACAAGAAGATTATAGTGATTTAACTACAGAATTTAAAAAAATGATTATTCCAATAAATGATTATAGTAAATATGTAGGATTTATAGTAAATTTTAAGAAAGAATATAATGTATTTAAAGTAAAAAATATGAGTGATATTAGAGGAAGTGGTGCTCGTTGTGATCAATCAGGAAAATCTGAAACAATTAAATTATTAAATGATATAATTACAATGGCAAAAACTATAGAATTAAAAGATGATAATTTCAAAGAAAGAAAAAAATTAGAACTTTGTATATTACAAGAAATGTATTTACGATATTATAGTAAAATCAAGAAAAATGATAAAATCTGGTTTTTATCTCCTCAAAAATCCTCCATAAACAACATTGCAAAAATACATTTTTAAATATAAAAATTGAAGATAATTAAAGAATAAACTCTATTTATATAATAAGTAATGGATATCTCTACGGTAAAAAAAAACTTTCATAAAAAGAAAGATATTGGTGTATATATGAATGCGCTTCTTACACGAAAAATACATATACCATTTAATAAAATTAGTAGGAATATTAAGGAATTATTAGAAAATTTAATTAAAAAAGAGATAGAAGGGAAATGTACTGTTGAAGGATTTATAAAACCGGATTCTACAAAAATTATTTCTTATTCTAGTGGAATTTTAACTGCTAATTTAGTTGAATTTGATATAGCTTTTGAATGTTTAGTTTGTTGTCCAGTTGAAGGAATGACTATTAAATGTATTGTTAAAAATAAAACTCAAGCTGGTATTAGAGCATTAATAAATGATGATGTATCACCTGTAGTTATTTATATTAGTCGTGATCATCACTATAATAATAAATTATTTAATTCCGTTTTTAATTCAACAAATGATAATGAAGAAATCCATGTAAAAGTAATTGGACAACGATATGAATTAAATGATGAACAAGTTAGTGTTATTGGAGAAATTATAGAATCAAAAGCAGATAAA